GGGCTCGGAGATGTGTATAAGAGACAGCATCCGGTCAAATCCTTAAACTCTTCCGAATCTTTTGTGATAATCTCCGCCATACCTTTATTTTCTTTTGGTTAGTCCGCTTTCCAAAATTTCCTGAATATCCACTTCCCGGTAGAAGAACTTTCCTCCTACATTCGAGTAAGGGATAAGTCCGTTGTCCCGATAGTTTTGCAGGCATCTTTTCGATATGCCCAGTGCCAGACATACGTCCTGTGCATCCATTCATTTGTCCGGTGCGGGCGGGGCAATCCTTTTCTGAAAGTCACCCATTTGTACAGCCAGCGTACTGACCAGCTTCCTCAACTCTTGATACGCACTTGTTTCAATAATCGTCAGTTCCATACTAAAATCACTTTTAAGTTTCTGAATATACGGCAAAATAAGGTACATCTTACATACCTTCCAAACCGCCGAAATCAAAGTCACTCGTTGGCGTGCATTGGCCTGATAAAACAAAAGCCCGTCCCTGCATCCACGCAGTAACGGGCCTTCCATCCTTTTACTTGTTTTTCGTTATCCTACATCTTTCTGCCTTTACTCTTTTTCGGTATTTCTTTTTCAACCTTCATTTTCGGAATGGCATCTTCTTTCTGCCGTGTATCGGGAAAATGCTCATGCAACAGTTTCCCGGCCAGTTTCTTCGCCTTCTCCTGCATCTCGTCATACACATTCCATCTGTCCCTACCCAGAAGTTTGCTTTCAATCTCTTCAAAATGCTCATGAAAACTGAAATTGTCCGGATACTCGTCTATCAGTCCGTCCCTCGGATAACCCTTGTCCATGATATACAGCAATGTCATCCGGTCATAATTATCCACGCTTCGGGCTAAACCAAGTCCCTTTTCACCATCCGTCAGCCGGGCATAATTCTTCCATGTGGGTGAAAGGTCATACTCCTCTTTGTGCGTAACACTTTTCAAAGCCGATTTATCCAGATAGGCATCCGCCGGAATCTTTTCCAATGGCAGCAGGCTGTCATAACTATCATAACAGCGGTTTATTTTTCCTGCCATCAGCGAAGGCCATCCCCGAATTTCATATACCGTCAGCGACTTGCCTTCAAAGTCCGGCTCAAAGAAACGCCTCTCGATATTCGCCTCCATAAAGGCCCCGTATTGGTGGTTTCCCTCATAATTCCGGCTGAAAAGCAATACCCCCTTGTCCGTCTCAACACCCGTATAGAACTTATTCCCGTGCTTCAAATCATCCAGCATATCCGCCACCGCTACGGGTGACGACTTTATTTCCGTCCATATCTTCGGCGTGAGCAGGCGGGTATAAGTCTCATCCTTCGAAAACGGGTCTATTTCATTTCACAAGCAATACACTACTTCCGACAGACGTTGGTATCTCTGTAAAATGATTCCATGCTCGTCCATCGCCTTTTCCAGCCTTTTCAGATAATCCTCATTGTTCCCTTCCTGCAATGGCGGCACGATACCCATATCGGGCACATTATAATACATCAGGCCCATAGCCGGCATTTCCCCGCTTTTCAATGCCTTTTCCACATCCTTCTGCATGAACTCCTGGTAACCCTCTTCTCCCGTACCCTTCATGCTGATATGCACGGGATTGAAAAATTTGTCCACAGTTATATATACGCTGCCGCCTTTTGTCGTTCCGTTCTGTTTATTCTCCATATATCAAAGAATTAAATGTTTATACCCTGTCCCTTCTTTTTAAACGGTATCCTCGTCTTCACTTCCGTCTCCGGGAACCGTGCATTATCCGGCCGTGTAACCAGCAGCGAGACAATCCGCTGCTGCTCCTTTGAGAGTGGCGCACGCATCAGTTGCAGGTTTCTCAGCCGGTTAAAGTTCCTCAGTGTGGGTGCCATGTCGCACCGCTTCGTACAAATCCCGTATCGGAGTATATCCGGCGAAGTAGTCTTGCAGTCCCCGATTTTCGCCCGAAATTCCGCATCCAACGGTGCCACCTCATGGAATTTCAATTCCTCCGGCTTTCGTTTCCCGTCGAAAAAGTGTCCGGTCAAACCGTTCAGAAACTCTTCCAATGCCTTGTCCCCTTTGTCCGTTTTTCCCAGCAGCAACACCTTCTGTCCGTATTCCACTGCCGTGCAAGTAGGAAAAACGGTCAGTCCGTTCCTTATCACGTCCCCATCCATTCCGAAACGGTGCCCCAACCGCTTGTAGTCATCATTTTCCAATAAGGCCGTATGTTCCGCCGATGATGACAGTTGCACGATGCCCCTTTCCTCACAGAATGCCGCATCCCTCAGTCTTACCACACCCGAAGGATGAATCCTTTCCCGTTCCAATACCGGCATGAGTCGTTCCAGATAATCCGCATTATCCGTTCCGAGTATGGGGGGAATCAGACTTTTGTCTCTGAAATCGAAACGGAACATTCAGTGGTCGGGTACAAGTTCCCTGCTTGCGGTATGAAACCGTACGTTGTTGCTGATATATCGGGAGAATCCTTCTTCTCCCTGTCCCCGCATACTTAAATAAACGGGGCGGTAAAAAGCATCCAGCGTCATATACAGGCTGCCGCTTTCCCCCGCTTGCATTTTCTTTTCTTCCATAAATCCTATATGATTAGTTGTTTCTTTTCCTTTTTATCGGGAGTAATGGAAGCAACATGCTTCGCTTGCCGCTGACTGTTATTCAGTGTCGGAATCTCTCGTATATGGTCTGCCCCGGAAGATTTACCCCTCTTTTGTTTTTGGGAATGTTGACAAGAGGTGGGGTGTATTCTTTCCGTTTTTTCCACCCGGTTGATACTTCCGCTCAACTTGAATTCTCCATCCGTTATATGAAACTCCGATTGCAAAATATCTCTTGCCATTGCTTTCGCTTCCATCTGCAAGGCTGCATAGCCGAAATCATGTGACGACATCGGTGCCGATTGCCGTGCCTTGATGCTGTCACCCAGTTTTTCTGCCAAGTCCCTGAACTCATATTCGTAACTGAACGGATGAAAATAGTCCGCCGCTACATGACCGGCATACCCGTTTTCCGAAATATAAAGCAGAGAGGCAACATCATAATTGCGTGGAGAAATGCCCAGATTGAAATCTTTGGTTAACCGGTCAAAGTTGTTGTAATCCGGTCTTAAGTCGTATTTGTCCGTACAGACAGCACCTTCCAGCATTTCTTTTCCTGCCAGTTTCTCAGAAGTGAAGCTGAACTCCGATTTGCGCAGTTGCGTACCGGCACTGCGCAAATCGCTTTTCGCCAGTTTGTCGATGCAGTTGTCCGCCAGTTCCGCCACTTGTCGGGAAGGTGTCTCCATCTCATACATTTTCAATGTTTCCGTCCCTTTGGCCATATTGAAAAATCCGTCTGCCAGATGTTGCAGATAGCTGTTGCGTGCTTTCATTCCTTTTTCACTGTCCGAAAAAAACAGTACGCCCTCATCCGTTGCCACGGCATACACCCGCCCCTTTTCACCGGCCAGTCTTTCATTGTTCCAGCCTTTAGCCTCGTTATGCCGGATAAACTCTTTATATTGCTTGTCTTTTTGCAGTGCTGCGGATGATGCCCGGCGGCTGAACAGTTTCAACCCCGTTTTTAGCGTATAGGCCGCATCCCTCAAAGGAATCCGCCTTCCCGTCACTGCCTTATGGCTATGGATAGCCGGAACCAGAGTATGAAAATACCAGTTCGCCAGTTCTCCCCGTCGGGAAGGTATCTTCCCTTTATCTGCGAAATCCGCTTTTAGAATCGTTCAGCCGGGTAGGTAGCCCCGTTTGTCAAAGTTCCTCACCGTCTTCCCGATATAATCCTCATACGCTTTCGGTGTGGCATCACCCGTGCGTACATCCACCGGAGTATTCTTTTCGTCCAGTGTGATGAACACGCTACCCGGTTCGGCCGCCTTGCCCGTAAGACGAACCAGCCAGCGCTTTGTCCAGTCATTCAATAGTCCCATAGCTTGATTTGTTTACTGAAGTTTTTGACTGCAAAGAAAACATTCCGGTCGTCAATCCACAACAAGACATGCTTGCAAGTCGCCCGTTGGCGGCTGTTGGCGGACAATCCTTACGCCAGCCGCTCGTCCAGCATCCTGATATAGCTTTTACGCAGGGAGTCGATGAAGGGCGTGGAATCCGTACAGCGGTCAAACACCTTGCCGCGTTTGGTATACAAGGCGTTTATCTTGATATTGAAGGCGTCCTCGAATACCCTGATGACATCCACAATGGTCAGTTTCTTTCCCTCCGCACAGTCCACCGATCCGGCTGCCATCAATGCGGCCACGAGTTCTATCAGGTCGCTGTCCGTACCGTTCCAGCGCAATGCGGATTTACGCTTGCAGCCCTGCGGGCGGATCTCCATTCCCATACCGGCATCATCTGTATAGTGACGCAAACACTCTTTCAGCATTTCTATCTCCGCATCCAGCAGGGAAAGGACCTTGTCGATGAACACGTCATAGAGCACGTGTCGTTTCTCCTTCAATACATCACTAGTCTGCCTCATGAAGGAAAGTTCTATTCTTGTGTAATTCAAGCGTCTTAATTGTCCTACCGTGTCCCCGTCCTGCGGCAAATTGGTAAGCAGTCCTACAAAATCATCATAGGCGGCAGGCAAGTTTCCCGGCATGAGCTCCGAACCTTCCACGTAAGAGGTGAACATTCCGAACAGCGGTGTATTTGTCAATGTTCTCCTTACATAGATAAGGAATATTAAACGTCTTATAAATCAGCGAGTTAATAATATATTGAATTTATTTGCTGAAAATTCGCATTATTGCCTACTGTCTAATACGCCGTCCCCGTTAGCGTCCAGTACCGTATTATCTAACCGGAAATGTACGCCCTTTGCTTCTAACCCTATTATGCTATGCACTTCGCCAGTATCGAGCATTTGGTTTTCTGCGTGGGTACTCAGCGCACCCGACAAGTCGGCAGTAAAGTTTTCCAAATCGCTATAACGGGCTAGCACCGTAAAATCGTTAATACGATAGGTGTATTTTGGGTAACTGCCTTTCGTGCTAATGTCGGCTGGCTTGTAATAATTAAAGCATTCCGCACCGCTGTATATTACAAAATCCGTACAGCGTCCGTTGGCAATGGTTATACAGAACGTATTACTAAAATCGCCGTATTCGTCCACATATTCGGTGCGCCCTACATACTGACCGTCTGAGGGTATTATATCGTTTTCGTCGCTATCCTTTGAGCAAGACACAAACGCAAAAGCCAACAACGACGCAAATAGTATCTTTTTCATTCTTCGTATAATTCGTTTTCTTTTTCGTCTATATACTCAGTAAGGAACGCTAACCAGTCCTTTTTAGTCCGCAGCGTTTTGTCGGTATCGACATTAAAGCCGGCAGGGATAAACTTAACCCCGAAATTAGAAACCAACCATTTTACAAACTTTACTATTTCTAACTCCGTTTCGTCTTTATCGCTATCTATTATTTTCACTTTGCCGTATAACGGCACTTCGTCCCCGTCCTTAATAAAACCTATGCAGGGCAAATTTTCCTTTGCCGACCATTCCCGAAAATTTTTTATTTCGTCTTTGGGAATATACCCCACCAGTTTATTATCGTTCCGGTAAATCGCGATAGCGTTTTTATCGTGTGGGTTGTCTGGCTCAGAACGGACATACCCCAAGAAGCCGCCTATATCCTGCGCGTCGTTTCTGTATTGTACCCCGGCTATCTTACAAAAATAATCCGGGCCGGTTGAAACTTCCACGGGCACCGATACCGAAGTTTTAGGCTTTTGAGCTGCTTTTCTTACATTGGATATTACCAGGGCTATACTATAGGCAACTAAAACCACGAAAGAAAGTACACCTAAAACGGCATTATCCATATACAATGCCACGCCAAACAGCACCATTAGAAACAAAATCTTTTTCATATCCGCATCAGATTATTTGCTAAGGTTTGATATGACTTGCAGCAGCTGGTTTATCTGCTTGTCCTTTTCTTCCAGCAGGGCCAGCAAACGGTTTATCGTATCGCTGTCGTTTATATTACTGTTTTCGTTATTGCTGTTTATCGTTGCCGCATTTTTAGGAGACCCGGCCGGGAACATTTCGCCCTCACCATATTTCAGCCATTCAAACGTACAGCCTATCGCATCCACGATTTTACGCAGTGTCCTATCTGTAATAGTCTGTTTATCAGCCAGCATTCTACTTAAATTTCGGGGGTCTACCCCTACTTTGAGTGCAAAGGCATTCGATGATATGCACTCTAATTCTATCAAAATTTCAATACGTTCTATTATATTCATAATGTAAATATTTGCATATTATAGTTAAAATATGGTTAATTACCCGGCAATACCTTGTTTAGTTTGATAATATATCTACTTTTGCCATCACAAAAATAATAAAACAATAAATAAAGCAAAAAAGATATGGAAGAAAAAAGCATGAATAAACCAATTATGCAAACTCTGAAAGAATTGGAGAAAGGCAAAACCGCCTCTTTCAGTCTTGACCGGGTGCTGTCCGTAAGGTCTGTTTGCTCTTTGCTCTCATTGCAGAACGGGCTAAAATTCAAAACGAAGTCAGACCGGGAAACCAGAACTGTAACCGTAGAAAAATTATAGTATTATGGACAAAGAAAATTCAATTATCACCGATGAGGAATACCGGGTTATTTGCGCGGTATTCGACAAACTGGGCTTGGACCTTACGAACAAAGCGGATGTGGTTTCTGACCTTTATACAAACTCATTCGTTCCGTTATTCAATTACACGCCCGAAATAGCCATGATTTTAGGTATGCACGCGGTGAAGCATCCCAACAAAAAAAACGCTATCGAAAGTTTTATAAACCAGTTATCCATAGTGTGCAAAATACTTGGCTACGTCACAGACAGTACGAAAGTATATGCCGATATAGATACTTTCTTGTGTGAAATGGAAAAAAAAACAATAGAGAATCTGATTTATAAGGCATAATCAAACAACCGATACACCATGACACCAATAAAACCGGTTTGCGACCCCGATAAACGCTACAGCCAGAAAGAAGCGGCCGAGATACTGGGCGTAGAACGCCACACTATCAAACGCTGGGAAAACGAGGGCTGCATACGCTTCTGCGTGCGCAAGGCCGGACGGGTTAAATTCACTACCGGGCGGCAGATTATCAAATGCTGGCAAAGTATGTACATGTAATCAATTAAATAACATGGAAGAAGACAAAATTTTACTGGAAGGCAACAGAATGTTGCAAATGTGTATAGAAATGTGGAAAGACTACCACGACGGAACGGCCGATTACGAAACGTTGAGCATAGAAAAGTACAGCCGCCGGTTTTCCGTAAGCAAATTTCCCAAGAACCTTATAGCCCCTATTCTGCTGAAAAGGGCCGAACCCACTTTGGAAGACGCAAACAACCTGCGTATAGAGATTAACCGCTGGCACACTTCAAAACGTAATCCTAACAAGGAGGATGTAAAAGCGGCCATAATGGAAGAACAGACCGCAATAGCCGTTCTAAAACACAAAGGCTATAGGGTAATGAAGAAAACAATAGCATATATAGACCTATGAAAAAGATATTCTCAAATTACCGCTATTATGTACTGACGGTTTTAGCAACTGTAGCCGTGATAGGCATTCTTTCAGTACCTGCCGAGGGCTTACCGGCAGCGGACTGGTGTGGTGTCCTTATTTCGTCTAAGGTTATCGGTTTCTGTGCTATCTGCATTATAGCAAAACTAATCAAGCGTTGGGAGAGAAAGGGAACTATATCCGAACTGACTAAGACTATTAACAAAGATTTTTAATTTCAAAATATCACGATTATGCAACCCATTCAAATTAACGTATCAGTTAATATCGGCGTGACAGACGGACTTTTAGCCCTGCTTACGCCAATGTTCAACCGTCCGCAGGTTGAGGCACCAGCCGCCGCACCTGCACCGAGAAAACAGAGGGCGAGCAAACAGCAGCCCGTAGTAGAGAACCCGGAACCGCAGCCCGAAACAGAGGCTAAGGCCGAAGCACCGGAACCCGAAGTAGCCGTACCGGCAGAAACTGCGCCCGTTGAGGCTACGCAGGAAAACAAGACCTGCACCGTAGTAGATGTGCGCGCGGCAATGGATAGAACCCGTAAGCGTATCGAGGGCGAGAACTGGAAAGAAAACCCCGACAGCGAGGGTTACAAGAAATGGCACAGAACATTGACGGGCTGGTTTAAGAATACGGCCGCTGTATGTGGTGCAGAGAAACCGAGCATGTTGCCCGACGGCGAGTGCTGCGAGAAGTTTATAAAGTACTGCGACGCTGTGTATGTGAAAGACGACGAATTAGTAGAAAATTGTCCGTTTTAGGCTATGGGAGCAACTGCACACGCATTATTAAGCCCGTCCGCCGCGCATAGGTGGATTAACTGCACGGCCGCCCCACGTTTGGAGGCTGACGTAACGGACAAAGGCAGCGAGTTTGCCGCCGAGGGCACATTAGCGCACGCCTATTGCGCGCTCAAACTGAAAGAGTTTTTGGGCTTGCCGACCGAGGACGAAGCCAAGGAGATAGCGGAGCTTAACGACCGCTACCACACCGGCGAAATGGACGAATATACGGACACCTACAAAACTATCGTGCTGGAGAAATTCACAGCTGCCCGTGCCATTACCAAAGACGCGCAGCTATTGGTGGAAACCCGGTTAGACTTTAGCGAGTACGTGCCGGAGGCTTTCGGAACTGCCGACGCTATTATTATCGCCGACGGCACTATGGAGGTTATAGATTTCAAATACGGGAAAGGCGTTAAAGTGTTGGCGGTAGATAATCCGCAAATGAAAATCTACGCTTTGGGTGCTTACGAGAAATTCAGTTTTGAATATCAAATAGAGCGCGTGCGTATGACGATAGTACAGCCCCGTATCGACAACCTCAGCGATTACGAGTTAAGCGTAGCGGATTTGCTGGCGTGGACTAACGAGGTGCTGACACCCAGAGCGCAAGAGGCATACAAAGGCGGCGGGCCGCAAGTTCCGGGCGAGTGGTGCCAGTTCTGCAAAGTGAAAAGCAACTGCCGCGCACTGGCAAACCGGTGTATCGAAGCCGCGAACAACCACCCCGACCCAAAACTGATAAGCCCTAAAGAACTGGCAACCGATGTGCTGCCGATTTTGGCGACCGTGAAAACGTGGTTATCCGGCGTTGAGGACTACGCGTTACAGCAGGCATTAAACGGCGTACAGTTACCCGGCTGGAAAGTCGTAGAGGGGCGCAGCGTCCGTAAGATTACCGACCAGGACGGCGCGGCGTTGGCACTCAACAAAGCAGGTTACAAGACAGCGGAAATTTACAAGCCGCAGGAACTACGCACAATTACCGATTTGGAGAAGCTGACCGGAAAGAAACAGTTTGCGGTTATCTGCGGCGAATTTGTGGAGAAACCGCAGGGCAAACCGACACTGGCACCGGATAGCGACAAACGCCCGGCTATAGACCCGTTGGCAGACGATTTTAAGGACGTAAATGTATAAGGCCATGCAGATATTATTCGACTTTGTAATGCAGCACCCGTTTTGGGCTTTGTACACAGCCATACTTTTAGGCATAGCGGTACACGGATTTAACAGTAAAAAATAATCAGACGGCCCGGCGTATTCCGGGAGTAGATAAACAGTTTAACAGTATGATTACACCAATTGTAAAAGACACTAAAGTAGTGTTTGGCCCGTGCAGATTGAGTTATACGCACGTATTCAGCAAGTATGCGCCCGACGGCGACACAGCCAACGGCAAGTATATGACAAACGTACTTATCCCAAAGGGGGAAAAGGAAACTATCAAGGCTTTGCAGCAGGCTATCGAGGCAGCAAAGAAAGCCGCAGTAACAAGTAAATGGAGTGGCAAAGAGCCTAAAAAATTGGATATGTCACTGCGTGACGGCGACGATAAGGAGGACGACGAAGTTTATGCCGACCATTTCTATATCAACGCTAAGAGCAACACACGTCCCGGCGTATGCGATAAGAACAAAACGCCTATCGTGGACGAGGACGAAATTTATAGCGGTGTTTGGGCTATCGTTTCGGTTACATTCTTTGGCTACGACGTAAGCGGCAACCGTGGCGTAGCGTGCGGTCTTAACAACATTATGAAGTTTAAGGACGGCGAAAGACTGGGCGGCAGAGCCTCAGCAGAAAGCGACTTTGCCGATATTGATATGGAGGACGACGACGATTTGTAAAACCCTAATGGCCCGTGCAGGTGTTCGCGCCTGCACGGGTTTATCAAAATCCCTATAATGCGAGAAATAGGCATAGACATAGAAACTTACAGCAGCCACGATTTGAAGAGCTGCGGCGTTTACCGCTACGTGGAGGCGGCAGACTTTACGATACTGCTATTTGCGTATAGCGTGGACGGCGCGCCCGTGCAATGCTGCGATTTCGCGCAAGGCGAAACGCTGCCTGCCGAGATTATGGACGCTTTAAGGAACCCGGCAGTTATCAAAACCGCTTTCAATGCTGCATTTGAGCGCGTTTGTATCAGTCGTTATTTCGGTTGGCCGCTGTTAGACCCTGCCGAATGGCGTTGTACAATGGTAAGAGCCGCCCGTATGGGCCTGCCGTTATCGCTGGAACAATGCGGCGAAGTGCTGAGGCTGGAAGCCGGAAAGATGAAAGAGGGTAAAACACTTATACGCTATTTCTCTACACCGACCAAAGGCAAAAGACACCTACCGGCAGACGCGCCCGACCGTTGGGAGTTGTTCAAACAGTACAATATCCGTGACGTGGAAGTGGAGCAGCAGGTATTAGCCAAAGTACGCAGATTGGAGCCTGCCGCCTTTGACGAAGAACTGTACACCATAGACCAGAGAATTAACGACCGGGGCGTTTTGTTAGACCGCCAATTAGCCGAAAACGCTACGCGCTTCGATGATGAGTATAAAGCGCAGCTGCTTACCGAGGCAAAGGAACTTACCGGACTGGAGAACCCGAACAGCACCAGCCAACTAAAAGAGTACCTGCACCGCGTTTGTGGTATATCAGTAACCACGCTGAACAAAAAGAATTTGGACGACGTGGAGGCACTTGTAAAGTACCACAGCAAGGCGCGCAGGGCTTTGGAACTACGCCGGGAAATGGGTAAAACCTCAACAAAGAAGTATAACGCTATGCTGGAATGTGTTTGCGACGACGGACGCATACACGGGCTTTTACAATTCTGCGGAGCGGCGCGTACCGGACGATGGGCCGGTAGATTGGTGCAGGTGCAGAACCTGCCGCAGAACCATTTACCGGATTTGGACTATGCGCGGCAACTGGTTAAAGCCGGAGATTTAGACGATTTCCAGATGAACTACGCCAACCCGACACACGTACTTTCGGAACTGATACGCACCGCATTTGTCGCAAAGCCCGGCTGCATTTTCCACGTCTGCGACTTTTCCGCTATCGAGGCGCGCGTAATTGCGTGGCTGGCCGGTGAGCAATGGGTAATCGACGTATTCCGTGCAGGCGGTGATATATACTGCGCTACCGCCGGGCAAATGTTTAATTGCAAGGTGGAAAAGCACGGACAAAACAGCGAACTGCGCCAAAAAGGTAAAATCGCTGTTTTGGCTTTGGGGTACGGCGGTGGTGTTGCAGCGTTGGAAGCTATGGGCGGTAGTCGTATGGGACTGACCGAAAAGGAGGAAAAGGACATTATACAGCGCTGGCGCGCTGCAAATCCGCGTATCGTCCGTTTTTGGAGTATCATTGAAGCGGCAGCGGTCAAGGCTATAAAGACGGGCGAAAGCACGACTATCCACCGGGGTATAGTAGTGTCGTATCGCTGGGGTATGCTGCTTATAACATTACCGTCCGGGCGCACGCTGTGTTACCCACGTGCAAGTATCGGCATAGAAGAAAATGACAGCTGGAGGGGCGACCACGAAATTATCGAGTACGAGGGTACAAACCAAATGACCAAGAAATGGGGCAAAATACGCACCTACGGCGGAAAACTTACCGAGAATGTGGTACAAGCCATAGCGCGCGACATTTTGGGGCTTATCATTTTAAGAGCCGACGAAGCAGGGCTAAATATCGTTTTCCATATCCACGACGAGATAGTGGTAGAAGCGGAACCGGGCCAAACCCTGCAAGACGTAGAAAACATTTTCAGCAAACCTATAGACTGGTGCCGCGACCTGCCACTGAAAGGCGCAGGATATACGACACCGTACTATCTAAAAGATTAGAGGCTATGGCATATATGATTAAAAATGAAGAAACCCTGCGAGCGTCTATAAACCGGGAATTTATAATACGGTTAGGTTTTCCAAAAGAACGCCGGACGCAGTTAGTAGGTTTTACCAAGTTCTGTATGATTGTGGGTAATATGCACGCAGAGCATTACAGCAAAAAGGCATTAAAGAGTAACAAGTACGCACCCACATTTAGAGGGCGTGCAGGCGAGCTGTCTGTTACATTTTACCCACGATAGTAGGGAATATCAGCAGGCAGTACAAAAACGCTTAAAATCAAAAACAAGGCAGATAATTAACATTTTTAAATAGATTGGACATGAACAAGAAATTTTTACGCTTTCGCTACGCAGCAATTAAGCGATACGGTGATAAACACTGGACGGCGCACGCGGACTATATCGAGTTTAACCCGAACTATACCGTTAGCTGCGGCGGTTGCGAAAAGGGAGATTTTGCAAACGGCAAGGATTACCCGTTTATCGTGGAGTTATCCAACGGCACTAAATTTTTGTGCTTCATGCACAATTACGGCGACGGTGTGGAGGACGAAATGCTGAGCGAAAAGGGAGAGGTAGCCAACGGCTACGTAGCTGAGGAGTGCTATGCCAAAGTTAAAAAGAATATCAACAAATTAAACGATTAATGAAATGAACGAAAAACAGAACCCGCGTTACGATTTGCTCAAGGCAAATAACTACGATGTAAAGAACGCTAAAGCCTGCTACGACTTTGTAGAGGGCGAGAATAAAGAAACAGCAGCCACAACCACCGCTAACGGATTGGCAGACGGCATTTATTTAATGACTGAGGACGGCGCGGAATTGTACACCGGACAAGCCATTAACGAAAATGCTATATACACCGGTGTGGGCGTTAAGTTGGGTAACAAATCGCTGGTAGTCGCTATGGGTGATATGACAGAGGACGAAATAACCCTTACCGAAAAGAAAGGCGGTACACTCTTTATTACAAGCTATCACGAAGCCGTAGCGGATTGGAACGGTAAGGAAAACACCGACGACATACGCGACATATTGAACGGCGATATTTTACTGGCAGATAACGAGTACATACCGAGTTTGGGCGAAATGTATTTTATCCTGCTGCATATCTACGAAATTAACAAGGCACTAAAAGCCATAGGCGGCAAACCGTTAAGCGGTTGGTATTGGAGTAGCACACAATACAGCGCGACCTACGCGTGGCTTTTGAGCCTCTACAACGGCCGCGCGGGCTACAACACTAAGGCGACTGGCCAGGGCAGGGTTAGGGCCGTTTCAGCATTTTTACCGCTCAACAGTTAATCTTTAGTAGTTAATCTTAGAGCCGGGCGAAAGCCCGGCACATTAAATCCCTATATGAAATACTTTGCGTCGTGTAGTTTTGGCAAAGACAGCATAGCAACGGTTTTGCTGGCTATCGAGAATAACGAACCGCTGGACGGCATACTGTTTAACGAAATAGTCTTTGACCATAAGCGTAACATATCCGGTGAAATACCGGAGCATATAGAATGGGTATATAACACCGCTATACCGGCATTTGAGCGTATGGGCGTGCCTACAAAGGTTATCAAATCGGAAAAAGACTATATGTATTTTTTCACAAATACCGTAGGGGGGGGGAAGTACAAAGGCAAACTCTACGGTTTTCCAATGGGCGGCCGCTGCGTAATAAACCGAGATTGCAAAGTAAGAGCGATAAAGAAGTATTTGCGCACTTTAGGTGAAGACTATACGCAGTATATAGGTATAGCGATAGATGAGCCGAAAAGATTAGCCCGGCTGAAAGATAACCAAATTTCACTACTGGCTAAATACGGCTACACCGAACAAATGGCTATGGAACTATGTCGCAAATATAATTTGGTATCACCTATCTATGAAACTGGAACCCGTGGCGGTTGTTGGTTTTGCCCTAACGCTAAAATATCGGCTTTAGCAAATTTCCGAAATAAGCACCCCGAATTATGGCAGGAGTTGGAAATACTGAGCCACACAGAGAACCTTTGTACAACTGGCTTTAAGTGGGGTTTAACCCTGCAAGAAGTAAACGAAAAGATAGACAATTTTAACAAGAAACAAAAAGAGGCTATGAATATCCGCGAAAAGCAACTATCACTATTTGACCCCGAACCCGATACGAACGTGGGGGGGGTAACGTGCAGTTTGGAATACCGGCACCGGAAACCCAAACGGGCTAAATGGCGCGTGTATTTCAAAAATGGTAACTGCCGCGATGTATGCGGCTGGTGTGTTAAGCAATTCCGACCCGGAGGCAACCACGCCAATATCGTAGAATGTATAGAGAAATTAAAGAAACAATGAGTATAGCATGTAACATAAACAACATGGAGCCAATGCCACCAACACCGGAGCCGGAAGAACCGCAAAAGAAATGCGGCAACTGCCTGCTATGCCTGCATACGGATTTAGGCGATGAATGCCAATTAACCGATAACCCGGTGGACTACGGGCAAGACGGGTGTATAGACTATATAGCGGAGGACTGAGATATGAACGAAAAAGATTTTGACAGCAGCATAACGGCGGAAGTGCCGGCGGAACGAATGCAGAAAATCTATATGCGTCTGGAGGACGAGGCGACACCTCACGCAATGAGGGTAGGCAAATGCCGCCCACGCACAAGGCGGATTACCATTTACTGCGACGCTAAAGATGCTGCATACTTTAACGGGATAGTAGCCAATGAAAATAAAACTGAAATATGATTTTACGATAGATTTGGCCACAGCCCACAGCCGGGTATCGAAGAAATGGCGTAACCGGCACTGGCAATGGTCTGAACTGCTGGAGCGGTGCAGCGAAACGAAACGCACGGCGGAAACAGCCGCCGAATACGCGCGCATGAGCCGGGAGGAACAAAGCAATGTAAAAGACGTGGGCGGCTTTGTCGGCGGCTACCTCAGTGGCGGAATACGCAAAAATACAAACGTGATGTACCGCAGTGTGGCCACGCTGGATATTGACTACGGCACGCCGAATGTGTGGGAAGATTTCCAAATGGCGTTTAGCTTCGCCGCCATGTTGTACAGCACGCACAAGCACAGCGACAAGACACCACGCTATAGGCTGGTTTTTCCGTTGAGCAGGCAAGTAACCCCGGCGGAATACGAGCCGCTTTGCAGGAAAATAGCCGCAGAGCTGGGTATAGACCTATTCGACGATACCACCTACGAGCTGCCGCGCCTATTCTACTGGCCGAGTACCTCAAAGGATGCGGAATATATTTTTGAGTACCAAGACGGCCCGGCCTGCAATGTAGATACGATATTGGGGCAGTACGTGGACTACCGCGATGTAAGCGCGTGGCCTATATCCAGCAGGGAGAGCGACGTAATAGCGCACGAAATTAAAAAAGCAGGCGACCCGACGGAAAAAACCGGACTAATCGGCGCGTTCTGCCGGACGTACAGTATCGAGGAGGCGATAGAAAAGTTTTTGCCCGACTGCTACGAACGGACAGCCGCCGACGGGCGATATACCTACAAACTGGGAAGCGTGGCCGGCGGTTTGGTCTGCTACGAGGGCAAATTTGCCTACAGCCACCACGAAACCGACCCGGCAAGCCGCCAGCTGTGCAATGCTTTCGACCTTTGCCGCATACACCTGTACGGGGCAAAGGACGAGGGCAGCCGCGCACTGGACGTTACCCGTAAGCCGTCGTATATGGCTATGCAGGAAATGGCAAGCCGAGACCATAACGTGAAACTGCTGATGTCACGCGAGCGTACCGCGTCCGTGGCTGATGATTTCGGGGAAGTGGAACTGCCGGAAGATTATAGCGACGAATGGAAAGCGCAGTTGGAGTACAGCAAATCCGGCAAATTGCAGTGTACTATCGGAAACATTATACTGATACTTGAAAACGACCCTGCATTTAGGGGCCACATAGTACACGATTTGTTTGCCGGGGTGGACGCGGTTGTAGGCGGTCTGCCGTGGAACAAGCACGCGACGCAGTGGGCGGACTGCGACGACGCTAATTTGCGCGTATGGCTGGAACGCAACTACGATATAACCGGCAAAGAGAAGATAGCCGACGCGCTGACGGCTGTACTTACGCGCCACAGCTACCACCCTATCCGGGATTATCTTAACGGGCTGGAATGGGACGGAGTGCCCCGGCTGGAAAGGCTGATAATAGACTATATCGGCGCGGAGGACAACGAACTGAACCGTACAATGACGCGCAAGCACTTTACGGCGGCCGTTACGCGTGTGTTTAGTCCGGGCTGCAAATACGATTACTGCTTAATCCTTACCGGGCCGGAGGGCGTGGGAAAATCCACGCTGCTGGGCAAAATGGGCGGCAAGTGGTTTAACGACAGCATAACTACCACCGAGGGCAAGGAGGGCATGGAGCAACTGCGCCGCGCGTGGATTATCGAGATGGGAGAGTTAGCCAGTATCAAGCGTAGCGATGTGGAAAGCGTGAAAGCCTACCTGTCCAAGCGCATAGATATTTACCGCGCTGCATACGGCAGGCGTTCCGCAGAACACCCCAGACAGTGCGTTTTCTGCGGTACGACAAATGAGGCGTTATTCCTCAAAGGCGACAACGGGAACCGGCGGTTTTGGATTATCACGGTTAATCCGGCTTTGCGCAAATATAAGAGATGGCAGGAGGCGTTAGACCGCGACCGCGACCAACTTTGGGCCGAGGCAGTCCACTATTACAAGCAGGGCGAAAAACTGTACCTATCGGACGAACTGGAGGCGCAGGCGCGGCAGAGGCAGGAAGAATATAACGACAACAGCGATGACCCGATAGCGGCGATGTTGCAGAAATTCTTAGATACCAAATTGCCGGTGGACTGGGCGACCCGTGATATTAACGACCGCCGCAGGTGGTTAAAGAACCCCGACCCGTTGGACGCTGAGGGCGTGGAACTGCGCGAAAAGGTATGCGCCGCAGAGTTTATTTGCGAGCAAATGGGGCGCGATATGTCGGACAAGGAATATAAATACCTATCGCGGAAAATCTGTAAAATGATTGAAGAGTTACCGGACTGGGAACGCATGGGGATAAGTCGGCACGCCGAAAAATGGTACGGCAGGCAAAAGAGTTTTAAGCGAAATAGAGTGGCAACCGAAGACGATGACCTATAGGCAACTGTCAACCGAATTTAGAAAAATGAAAAGGCGGCAGAATTAAATCGGCTGGCAACTCAAATTTTGGTTGACATGTTCGGTTGACATGTTCGGTTGACATGTTCGGTTGACAAATAAATATCTGACAATCAATATATTATATAACAATGTCAACCAAGTCAACCAAAATATATGTATAAATAGTAAAGTAATGTAATATATAGATATAAATACACTTTTACGCGTAAAAACGCACGTCTGTACGCGTATGGGGTATATATTAGAAAATATGGGTTGACCGGTTGACGGTTTACCACAACTAAAAAAAGGGATGAAAAAGAATATAAAAAACATAGTCAGACACGCCGAAGTATCGGAGAAAGCGATAGAGCGTTATTTGGCTGATTGCGTAAAAGAGCTGGGCGGTGTGTGCCTAAAGTACAGCAACCCCGGCATGGTGGGCTATCCCGACCGTATTTGCCTGCTGCCGGGCGGTATCACGCTTTGGGTGGAACTGAAAAGCAAGGGCGAAGCGTTAAAGGCGGTGCAGAAAGTACGCATTAGCCAAATGGCGAAGATAGGGCACGCGGTTTATGTGTGCGACTGCAAAGAGGCGATAGACGAAATTTTGAAACCATATAAAACGACCGGGATATGATATACAAGCCATACGAATACCAGCGGACAGCAATGCAGTGGATTATCGACAAACCGAAATGCGGGCTGTTTTTGGATATGGGATTAGGTAAGACCGTATCGACGCTGACAGCCATACAGCAACTGATAGACGACTGCGAGGTTAGCCGCGTTTTGGTTGTGGCCCCTAAAAAGGTGGCGGAAACCACTTGGAGTACGGAGGCCGAAAAGTGGGAACATCTGCACGACCTCAGAGTGGTTAAAGTGTTGGGAACGGAGAAACAGCGATGTATGGCACTGGCTGAGAAAGCCGACGTTTACGTAACCGGGCGCGATAACTTTGTTTGGCTGGTTGGAAAGTATGGCGGACAGCTGCCGTTTGACGCTTTAGTGATAGACGAGCTGACCAGTTTTAAGTCTGCGAAGAGTGAACGGTTTAAGGCTATGCGGATTGCCGTACCAAGCGTAAAACGCGTTATCGGCCTGACGGGGACACCGGCACCCAACGGGCTAATAGACTTGTGGGCGCAGATGTACTGCATAGACCAAGGCGAAAGGCTGGGCAAATCGGTAAGCAAATACCGTGAAACCTACTTTGAAACGCACAAGTGGAATAACATAATAGTCCGCTGCGACGTGAAAAGCGGCTGCGAGGACATTATACGGAATAAGATAGCCGATATATGCCTAAGTATGCAGGCAAAGGACTATTTGCAGCTGCCGGATATGATAATCCACACGGCTAACGTGCAGTTGAGCGAAAAGACCATGGCGGCCTACGCCAAGTTTGAGAAAGAAAAGGTTTTGGAGTTCACGGAAGAACACGCAGGCGAACCGGGCAACATTCTGGCAAATTCCGCCGCCGGGCTTATGAACAAGTTAAGCCAGTTTGCCAACGGGGCGATATACGACGAGGATATGCAGGCCCACGAGATACATGGCGAGAAATTAGACCGGCTGGCCGAGATAGTGGAAGCCGCCAACGGCAACAGCATTTTGGTTTTTTACCAGTACAAACACGACGTGCAGCGTATCACGGCGCGGCTGAAAGGCTACGAGGTACGGACGTATCAAGGCGAAAGGGATTTGGAGGACTGGAACGCCGGAAAGATTGACGTACTACTGGCGCACCCTGCGAGTACGGCCTACGGTCTGAATATGCAGCAGGGAGGGCATTATATCGTATGGTTTGGCACCGGCTGGAATTTGGAACACTACCAGCAGGCAAACGCCCGGCTGCATAGGCAGGGGCAACAGCACCCGGTTACGGTGTATAAGTTAATCTGCACGGGAACAGTGGACGAAAGGGCAGCTGCGGCGTTGGAGGGAAAAAAGGGCGTGCAACAGAGTTTGTTAGACAGTCTTAATTACTTAATAAGCAAATATCGTGAGTGACAGAAAGCGCGTGAATATATCCGTAGACCCACAGACCTACGAAATGCTGCAACGGCTAAAGCAGGCACACGGGTTTAAGAACGTATGCGAGTTGGTTGTAGCATTTGTGCACGTACTGTTAGACCGTCTGGAAAGAGTGGATAAAAGAAAATATGATTTGCCCGATGATGACGGGCGGTATATTGATGGAATGTTTGACGATTTAAGCCACGTACAGCGTACACCCAATGGCGACGCGCCGGTACGCAGGCACACTAAACGCATTAAATGACTATGGCAAAGGATAAGGAGTATAACCGGTTAATCCATACTAACCGGTGGCTGAGGCTGCGGCGCGAGGTACTGACAAAGTACCCTATTTGCCAAAGGTGCAAAGCTGAGGGAAGAATAACACCGGCTACAGAGGTACACCACATTAAGCCGGTAGAGGAAGCATTTACCAAAGCCGAGAGGGTGAGGCGTATGTATGATATACACAACGTCCGGGCCCTATGCCACGACTGCCACGTAAAGACACACACGGAGTTAGGGCGTAGCGGCAAGCAAGCAAACATAAAACGCAATGCCGAGCAAGTGCGGCAGATTGTAAACAAATTTTTCGGCGACGGCTGACGAAAGACCCGGGGGCCTATTTTTTAAGAGGGGCACACCCGAGTAAACCTCGCCCCCACCTTTCTTCGTGTGTGAGCAAAAATTTGAAATTTCGGAACTTTTGACAAAAAAAACGAAAAATATGGCTAAAACAGTAAGCGAGTACAAAAAAGAAATAGTCAAGACCCTGCGGAACCTAAAAACCTACAGCAAGGGTTTGGATATGCAGATTTTGGCGTTAGCCAGCGCAATGCGTAATCTGGAAATGGCCAACGACCAAATAGACGGGCTGACTGAAACGACCGTTTGGGAAACCACGCGATACGGTGAAAAGCTGGCACCGCACCCGGTTTTCAAAATCGCAAAGGAGGCGCAGGAATTGGTAACGCGCCAAATGAAAGCGTTGAGGCTTACCGTTGAGGATTTGGCAGGGGAAACCGACGACGACCCGTTGGCAGACCTCACAAAGAAACTGACGAAGAAACGCAAACAGCCTACTATCATTAAACCTAAAGAGGGCGGCGCAGAATGACAGAAGAAGAAAGGGACAAACTACGGCAGGCGAAAGCCGACGTTACCGGCCTGCTGGCAAGTACGCCGATAGACCGCTACCGACTGGACGAAGTGGATAGCCGGTTAGACGGTTATGTGCGCGAGGTTGCGAACAACCCCGACGCGCATAACCTATACGAGCAGCTGGCGGTAGCCCGGTTTTTATGTTTGTGTGACCGCTACGGGATAAACGTAACGGAGGTATGGCAGTTCTGCGATTTCTACGAAAGCCTATACTTTCCTGGCAAGGCCGGGCAGCAGCGGTACGAATTAACGCCCGTGCAGTATTTCCAGTTTGCCAGTATCTTTGCCTTTTGGGTGGGCGATAAACGGGTGGTACGTGAAGTAGTGCTGTACGTTCCGCGTAAGTATAGCAAGACCACCAGCACCGCGTCGCTGGCTATCTACGATTTGCTTTACGGCGACGCTAACGCGGAGAGTTACACCGGGGCCAACAGTAGCGACCAAGCCAAAAAGTGTTTCGATGTTATCCGTAACTGTATGCGGAAATTAGACCCGAAAGAACGCCGTTATCTGATAAACGAGCAGACAGTAAAGAGCCGCCGCAAAGACCGTACAGCCTTTGCGCAATGCCTTACGGCAAACGCCCGTACAAAAGACGGTCTGAACGCCAGCACGGTAATTATGGACGAGTTTAGCCAAGCGCGCAGCAGTGAACTGCTGACGGTGCTAACTACGTCTATGGGTGTACGTGAAAATCCGCTAACGGTAATTATCACTACCGCGTCGGACGTCTTCGACGGCCCGTTTTACGAAATGTTGCAGGGCTACAAATCCGTTTTACTTGGTGAGTATGAAGATGACAGCGTATTTGTACACATATTCGAGCCGGATTTGGACGACGCGGAGGACGACGAAAATACCTGGATAAAAGTACACCCACATTTAGGCATTACCGTGTCTATGGACTTTTATAGGCAGGAATATAAAAACGCCGTGCGCAACGGCAGTGAGGCTATGTTAGCGTTCCGTACAAAGTTGCTCAATCTGTACGCCGAGAACGAGCAAAGAAGCTGGATTAGCAGCACGCTTGCCCGGCATATCAGCAAGCCGATAAGCATAGACGGGATAAAGGGCAGGCCGGATGCAATGGTAGCGTTAGACTTGAGCGAAAGCGACGACTTTAGCGCGGTAACTATGGGTATGTATAACAAAGAGCTGAAAAATTTTTATTTCCACACAGCCTATTTTTTCCCGGTTGGCGCACTGCCGGGCCACCCTAACGAAAAACTATATAGGATGTGGGCGGAAAAAGGATTTTTGATATTTACCGACGGCGATGTCATAGACTACCGGCGCATAGTGGATTATGTGCTGTACCTAAACCAGCACGTCCGTATATTGGGTATCGGTTACGACCCTTGGAAGTCGCAGGAAGTTATCAACATGTTGGCCGCTTCGGGTGCCGGGAATGTGTTGCAGGGTGTAAAACAGACCTACGGCACGTTTACGGCCCCGGTAGAAAGTTTTGAACACGGGGCGAAAACCGGGCATATATTCATAAACGACAACCCGATTAACGCCTACTGTTTCGGCAATGCGGTTTTAGATACCGACAAACTGGAGAACTGCAAGCCGATAAAGCGGAAGCAGACACAAAAAATAGACGGCGTGATAACAAAACTGATGTGCCTACGGCTGTTTATCGACTACGAACGATAATTTTTTTTTCTGGAAGTGGCAAAAGCTGGTACCAGCTACACGTTTTCGCGTGTATAGTAGAGGCGATATATTTTTTGCGAATGGGATTTTTAGACAACATACGGAATTTGTTTAGACGCAATGCTACGGCTGGGGGCAACGCGGATAATAAAACGGGGACTACACCACGCACCGGCGGCACGTATTTGCTGCCTGCCGGTACCGCGCTGAGTGTGGCTACCGTTTACCGCTGTGTAAATCTTTTGGCCGACAGCGTGGCGAATTTGCCCGTACAGTATATGCGTATGAAAGGCGATATTTTTATGGAGGATAAAAGTAGCCGCCTGCATTACCTTTTGAACGTGCAGCCGTGCAGCTATATGTCCGCCGTGGATTTTTGGCGACAGGTTGTACAGTATCTGTTACTGAACGGCAACGCCTATATAGTCCCGGTATATGATTTTGTCACTATGGACGTAGGGCGGTTGGCTCTGATAGACCCTACCTGCGTGGCGCACGATGTGGTAAACGACACCTACACCATTAATGACGTGTACGCAGGCGTAAGCGGTGTATATCGGGAGGACGAGGTAATACACATAAAGAACTACAGCCGCGACGGTAAAACCGGTTTGTCCACTATCGGTTTTGCCCGTACAACGCTGGATATTACGAGCGTCGGCGACGCTGAAACCCTTAACCGCTTTGCAAACGGCGGTAATGTGCGCGGAATTGTCAGCAACGATACCAGCGTGCGCGGATTTGGCGAGTACCAAGACAGCGAGTTGGAAAAGACCGCTACCAATCTGGACGAAAAATTCAGAAACGGCGAGCGTATCGTGTCACTGCCGGGACAAGTACAGTTCAGCCCGATTTCGTTAAGCAGTACCGATATGCAGTTTTTGGAAACCCGTAAATTTTCGGTACGCGAAATATGCCGCTTTTTCGGCGTACACCCGTCGTTTGTCTTTGACGATACCAGCAATAATTACAAGTCTGCGGAAATGGCTAACGTGGCTTTCCTCAGTAATACGCTTAACCCTATCCTGCGGAAGATTGAAACCGAGCTGCACCGTAAATTAGTTGCGCCGTCTTTGTGCTGCAAACGCAAATTCCAGTTTGACCGCCGGGGCTTGTATGCGTGCGATTTGGACAGCCGCATTAAGTACCAGGCGCGGACCATAGCGGCAGGTATCTATACCGTGAACGAATGGCGCAGGGAGGAAAACAAACCGGCGGTAGAGGGCGGCGACACCGTATTAGTGTCTGCCAACCTTAAAAGCATTGCCGAAGCGAACAAGCAGACGGAACCAGTAGAAACCAAACCGGCAGAACCGGTTACAGAACAAAACGAAAATGGCGAAGAATAAAGACGAAATTATTACCCGGTTGCTTCACACCGTAACAGACCTGCGCGTGCGTGAGGCTAACGAGGGCGAAGCGGAAAGCCGTACTATTACCGGCTACGCTATTCTGTTTAATACCCCGTCCGCGCCGTTGTGGGACTATGACGACGAAGAAGCGCGCGAGATTATAGCACCCGGGGCGGTAACAAAAGAATTGTTGGACGGGTGCGATATTAAATTTACGATGTTCCATGATAGGCAGCTGATATTAGCCCGGAGCAAGAACGGAGCCGGTACGCTTTCCTACGGTGTGGACGAAAAGGGCGTTTATTTCGAGTTTGACGCGCCTAACACCGCCGACGGCGAAAAGGCGTTGGAACTGGTACGGCGCGGCGATATATCCGGCTGTAGCTTTATGTTTGCCACGCACTATTACGACAGCGCGTATGTAGCGCGCGACGTAAAGAGAGAGAACGGCAAAACGATTATAACCTACACCGTAAACGTGATTACCGGCATTTACGATTTTACGTTGGCTGCCGACCCTGCTTACCCCGATACAAACTGCGAGCTGCGCGAGTTTGTAAACGAACTGAGGACAGCGGAACAGCCGGAACCCCAAAAGAATGAAAACAAAGTGCGTGAGCAAGTGCGCGAAATGCGCCGCGCTGCTACCGCGCCGATGTTGTAAGTATATGTTTAACACCTAAAAGTTTTTTTTGTATGAGAAAGAACACAGTAAACGTGCGTGAGTTGGTTAATAAATATCAGGCCAACTGCGACCGCATCAGCGAGATTGCCGATGCGTGCGAAAAGGAGCAGCGCGAGCGTAACGAGGCTGAGAAAACCGAGTACGACGCGCTGGTACGCGAAAACCAGCTGCTGCAAATGCGTATGCAGGCCGCAGCCGCAGAACAGCTGCGCCAAAATCCCAACACCGTAGCGGACGTAAACAAGATTATCCGCGAGAATATGGCGGCAGGCCGCCAGACTCAAATTATGCTTATGCGTGATTTGGTGATGGTATCTGACGTAACCGCAGGCGGTATCGTCCCGGTCAAGGTGCAGGATATTTTAGACCCGCTTGTGGAGGGCCTTATTCTGGATAAAGTCGGTTTGCCTATGCCTACCGGTCTGGCAGGTGACTACGTTTGGCCCACTTACGAAACCGTAGAGGCTACAATCGCAGGCGAGGGCGTGGCACTCACCGACACCAAAATAGCGATGTCAAAACTTACCGCTACACCTCAGCGTATCGGTATCGCTATCCCGGTAACGCGCCAGTCCATGAACCAGACCGAGGGCATTTTGGAAATGATTGTTAAGAAACTTATGCCGCTGGCTGTGGCAAAGCTGCTTAACAAAATCGTTTTCAGCACCACAAAGGTAACAAACGCCACCACTTTGGTAGGCCCGTTTGTGGCGTGTGCAGGCAAGGAAACCGCATTTAGCGCAGAGCCTACATTTAAGGAGTTCAACACCCTTAAAGCAAAGGTTTTGGCTACCGGTATTGACGGTGATAACCTTTGTTGGGTAATGACCAAGGCGCAGAAAGCGATAGCCGAGGCCACGCCGAAGGACGCAGGCAGCGGTATTATGGTTTGCGAAAACGACCATATCGCCGGACTGCCGGTATTTACTACCAACTATATCGGTGAAGGTAATATCGGTTTGGGCGATTGGAGATACCAGCCTATGGGCTTGTTCGGTGATATTTCGTTTATCATTGACCCGTACAGCCAGTCACGCAAAGATGCTGTAGATTTCGTGCTTAACGTGAACTACGGCACCACTACTTTGCGCAGTGAAGCGTTTGCGTTGGCAAAAGTAACCGCCGCAGAGGACACAAGCAGTACGGGAAAGTAAATGCAGTAATGGACTTATAGCAGTTTGATTATGGCTACAGTGGATATAGCACTACTAAAAAAGCACGTCCGCGCTGACGATTTTAGCGACGATGACCAGTATTTACAGCACTTGCTGGACGCGGCGGAAGAATATGTAACCAAGGCAACCAACCGCACCGCCGATGAGCTGTTAGAACTGGGTAACGGCGAACTGCCTGCAATGTTGTTGCAAGCCATTTTGCTGATTGCCGGACACTGGTACAACCAGCGCGAAGCCGTCAGCGGCGTGCAAATGGCGGAAGTGCCGTACACACTGCAAGCCTTAATTAAACCGTATCGCAAATTAGCAAACGACACTACCGAATGAGAGCAGGCGCACTAAAATACAAACTTACACTGCTGGAGCCTAAGCGGACAACCGACCGAATGGGCGCGGAAACCACGACCTACGAGCCGACGCGCACGGTGCGAGCCGAGCGCGTCCGGGCTACGGGAAACCGCAGCGAGGAAGTGGGCGAGCATTTCCCGGACTACGCAGCCGAGTTCAATATACGCGACGCGCACCCGATAGCGGAAAACTGGAGGGTGCGGCAGTTGGGCGGCTATCTTTATACGGTAGTGGCGATTATTCCAAATTTGGATAGAGGCTATAAGACCCTGCTATGCGACCGAGTTAATGAATAGTTACCAGTATGGCCCGGAGTATTGACTACAACGACGAAAATTTGCAGCGGTTATTCGCTGAACTGGAACCTAAACGCAGGCTGCAAGCGATTAAGGGCGGCTTTCGCAGGGAAGCCAACCAAGTACGCAAAACGGCAATAAACAACCTGCGTAGTAGTATTCAATCGAACAAAGACTTGGAAAAAGGCGTGCGCACCGTTCTATTTAAGCGCAAAGCCGGATTTCGGGTCACTGTAGGAACGAAACGGGCAGGAAAGAACGGCAAGGGAGAGGCAGGATTTCACACCAACCGGCAAGGCTTAAAGAAACCTATACTTATTTGGGCTGAGGAGGGAACGGAGGAAAGAAAGACAAAGCCGAAGCAAGGAACGCGCAGGCGTGCCGCAAGGCTGCGAACCTCACACCGCACCGGACGAATGAAACGTTACGGATTTATGGCGCAGACCCTACGGAGTGTACGCGACACCGTAACGAATAACATACATGAAATGGTAACGGATAATGTAAAAAAAGTAGCAGAAAAGTATGGCTGTAGGTAAGACAAGTTTAAGCGCAGGCGAGATTATCCGGGCTATCCTAATTGCAGATAGCGAGGTAATGGCACGCACTAATAAGGTTTTCCCGGTAGTTGAGGACAAAGCGGATTTGCCGTATATCGTGTATAGGCGTACACAGTTGGAGCAAGACCCAACCAAGCGCGGACGCGGTGCCGATACGGTAGGTATCGAAATTCTTTGCTATACGGCAGGCTATACCGAGGGCGTGGAATTGGCCGAGGCAGTACGCGGCGCGCTGGACGGCGTGCAGGGCGAAAGCGACGGTTTGGTTATGCGCAGTTGCTATTTGTCAGACAGCGAGGAAGCATGGCAGGACGACGCGTATGTGCAACAGTTAGTATTTACAGTTAAAATATAAAGAATATGAAGCAAGGTTATTGTAACGGCAGTGATATGCTGCTGTATGTCGGCGACAAGGCGATAGGCAGCTGCACCAGCCACACCACCACATTTAACAGTGAAACCAAAGAGCGCGCCGTAAAGCCCGTAGCGTCTTTGGGAATGAGTAGCGGCCTTTGGAAGAAAAAGGGCGTTATCGGTTTGTCTTACTCTATCAGTGCCGAGGGTTTGGTATTCTATAACGAAACCGAGTACGGATTTAAGGAACTTTTCGCCGCATGGAAAGCCGGAAAATCCGTTACGGTCAAGTGCATGGAACGCAAGGAAACCGAAGGCGAAAGCACCGGGGCTAAACCTTATCTGGTTGGAGCATGTGTTATCGCGTCTTTGGAAAGAACCGACCCTGCGCAGGACGATAGTACCTACAGCGTAAGTTTGGAGAACGACGGCGAGCCTACCACACTGGACGAAAGCGCGATTACTGAAACGACAACCGAGTAAAAAGTAGTACGATATGGCAAAAATGCAAGTAACGATTAACGGTGTAGATTACCCGTGCCGCCCCACTATGGGGGCTATGCTGCGTTTCAAAAAGGAAACCGGCAAAGAGGTTACGGAAATGACGGACAAGAGCTTTACCGACTTGTGTACTTATCTGTACTGCTGCGTCGTGTCGGCGTGTTCTGCGGATAAGGTAGATTTCAATATGTCGTTAATGGAATTTGCCGACGCGCTCAATCCGGAAGATATGAACGCGTGGGCGGCTCAAATGCAGCCTGCTACAAACGACAATGCCGCAGACGGTGAAAAAAAAAGTTAGAGCCTAAAGGCATTTACGAACTATTAGGTATCGCGCTGGGCTGCATACGACTGAATTACGACGACTTCTGCAAAATGGATTTTGAAGAATTTGCAGCCGTCTATAAAGCGTATGCGGAACAGCGCGATACTGATTTTAGGGACGAATGGACGCGTATGCGTTTACTGGCAACGATAACCATACAGCCACATTTGGCCAAAGGTAAAAAAGTAACGCCGGAAAAATTACTGCCGTTTCCGTGGGATAAGGAAAAGGCCCAAAAACGTAGCGATAAGGAGCAGGCATTAACGCCACAGCAACAGCGCGAGCGTATGGCAGAATTAGTAAAGAAATTAGGTGATACAACGATATAGGGTTATGGCAGGAAAAAGCACTATCAGCATAACTTTCAAGTTGGACGGCGACGCGAAAGGTTTCAAGGACTTGGCAAAAGACGCTGAGGGGTTAAAAAAAGTGATTACGTCCACCGTATCGGAAGCGCAGCAGCTAAAAGGCAATGTAATAAACTTCGCGGCTTTGGCTACCGGATTGGACGCAGCACAGCGCAGTTTTAGCCAGTTGCAGGCCGGTATGAAAGATTTGGCGGACGCTTACGCCGTGCAGGAGGTAGCCGAAACCAAATTGGCTACGGTTATGGTTCAACGTATGGGGGCGACCGACGCGGAAATACAGAGTATCAAGGAACTGGCAAGCGCACAGCAGGAATTAGGCGTTATCGGTGATGAGGTACAATTATCCGGAGCGCAGCAGATAGCCACGTTTCTAAACGAAAAGGCAAGTTTGGAAACGCTGCTGCCTGCAATGAATAATTTGTTAGCGCAGCAAAAGGGCCTTAACGCTACCACGCAGGACGCGGTAACGGTTGGTAATTTAATGGGTAAAGTAATGCAGGGGCAAACGTCCGCTTTGACCCGTGTAGGTATTACTTTCGATGAGGCCGAGGAAAAGGTACTGAAATACGGTACAGAGCAGGAACGCGCGGCGATGTTGGCGCAGGTAATTACCAATAACGTGGGCGATATGAACGCCCAATTAGCGCAGACGGATAGCGGAAAGCAGCAGCAGTTAGTCAATACGCTGGGCGATATGAAAGAGCAGTTAGGCAGTATGGTAAACGGCGCACTGCCTTTCGTTACCATAGCCGCGCAGTCAACTACGGCACTAACGAGCATTGCCACGCTTGTAACTGGTATTAAAACACTATCCACGACACTATACGCGAGCGTGAAAGCCTTTGCCGCGTCCACTATGGCAATGGTTAAGAACAAGGGCGCGGCACTGGCAGTGGCCGCCGCGCAAAAGATTGTATCGGCAGCTACGGCAGCGTGGACGGCGGTACAAAAGGTACTTAACTTAGTGCTGACGATGAACCCGATAGGCTTAATAATTACCGCTATCGGCGCACTGGTTACGGCACTTATTGCGGCGTATAACAACTGCGAGGGCTTTCGGGCCATTGTGGATAAGGTCTGGGAGGCTATAAAACCGCTGGCTAATGCCATTATGAACGGTTTGGCCAAGGCTTTCGAGTGGCTGGTAGAAAAGTGTAAGGAGGCGTGGGAATGGCTCAAAAACATTTTAGGATTGGGTAATAAGAAAGTTGAGGTAGCCGTAGAGGTCAGCAAGCCGAAAGCAGCCCCGACGATTGATTTAGGGGCGGCAAAAGACAAATACAAGGACTACACGCCGACAACGCCCGATACGCCTAAAACGCCAAAGGTGGAGGCCCCCGTATGGACTGACGACGCAAGTACGCTAAAGGCTATTACCGATAATATCCAAATCCTCACTGACAAACTACAGACGGCAAGTATAACGGAAGCCGCACTGATTAACCGGCAAATCGCGGACTGGAAAGCAAAAGCCGACGCGATAGAGGACGCAGGCAAAGCGGCAGACGATAATACGCCACTGTGGAAAGAAGACGCCAACACGCTAAAAGATATTACCGGTAATATCCAAATCCTTAACGACCGGCTGCAAAACGCCACTGCCGACGAAGCGGTACTGATAAATCAGCAAATCGCGAAATGGGAGGAAAAAGCCGACGCGATTAGGAACGCCGGGAAAGCCGCCGGTAATACGCCGCTGTGGAAAGAGGACGCAGCCACATTAAAGGATATAGGCGAGAATATAGATATACTTACCGACAAACTGCAAACTGCTACTATTGACGAAGCCGCTATGATTAACCAGCAAATCAAAGCGTGGAACGACAAAGCCGACGCGATAAAGAACGCCGGAAAAGAAGCGGAGAAAACGGCAGTAAGTACAGGCAAGGCATTACAAGACGGCTGGAACGGCATTAAGAATATCGGCAGCAGCATAGAGGGGATAACCGGGGCTTTGCAGGGAAACGGCAACGCGTGGCAGACTGTAACGGGAATTATCGACGGCTTTATAGGCTTGTATAACGGTATTCAAACAGTGGTGGGCATAATCAACCTATTGACGGCTGCAAGTGCCGCACACGCCACTACAAAGGGCGTAGAAGCGGCGGCAGAGACCACCGAGGCAACCACACGGGCGGCGGCCGGTGTAACCAATGCGGCTACGTCGGCAGCGGTTATTACGGCAAACAAGCTGGAGGCCGCAAGTTTTAAGGAACTGGCGGCGGCTGAGTATATGGCGGCGCACGCCTATATACCGTTTGCCGGTTTCGGTATCGCTATGGGATTTACTACGGCGATGTTGGCGGCTGTTACCGCCGCAGGTGTTCCAATGCTGGCAGACGGTGGTATAGCGTCCGGGCCTACGCTTGCTATGGTTGGCGAGTATGCCGGAGCCGGTGGAAACCCGGAAGTTATCGCGCCTTTGGATAAACTGCGCGGTATGCTGGCCGAGCCGGGAAGCATTGATTTTAGTAAAGTGAAATTTGAGATACAAGGCCGTAAACTGGTGGGTATATTGGAAAAAGAAAACGAACATAAAAGACGTGGCTAGTCTATGAAGTATTTACGATATATGGGCGAATTTCTCAGCGTGTCCGGCGTAGTCTGGCGTGCCGAGATTTTGCAGGAAGCCGATGCGGAATTTGAAACCGTAGGCGGTTTGGAGTTTGACGCGGACGAGCCGCTGGTTATCGAGTGGGACAACAAAAGCAAAGAGGAAGTCATTTGCGGTGCTACTGCCACGCTTAAAATAATCAGTCCGGGCGACCGCACGTATGAAGATTTGTACAGTATCGACGTTGGACGCGTCCGTTTGGACGTGTACCGTAATAACGCGCTGTACTGGAGTGGCTGCATAGATACCGAATTTTACGAAGAACCATACGAGCAGCTGAACGGGTACACCGTTTCGCTTTCGTTTACTGACTTCGGCGTATTAGACCGACTTAAATACGATTTGGCTAATATGCGGACACTATACGATATTGTCAGTTACTGCGTAGGCCGTTGCGGTATTACCTGCGGCGGTATTGACGACAGCCTAATAAGTACGTCGCTAACGCCTACCGGCAGCGCGTTTAAGTTGGCAGATATTAAGGTGCGCAGCGATAATTTCTACGACGAGGACGGCGAAGCCTTAACGCTGGCTGAGGTTATCAAGGGCATATTACAGCCGTTGGCGTTGCGTATGGTGCAGCGTGCCGGAAAGGTGTATATCTACGATATTAACGGACTATACACGAAAGCCACGCAAAAGCAAATCGTCTGGGACGGCAACAGCCAAAATATGGGTGTGGATGTCGTTTATAACAACGCAAAAATAACGTGGAGTACATACGCGCAGAGTGGCAATCTATCGCCGGAAACGTGTTGGGGCAGCATAGACACGGACGCTACGCTAATGGCACTTAACAATCTATCCGGTGGCAGTAGAAATGGGGCAAATTATTTTTCATACCATTACAGTACTACGCTGTCGGATTGGATAGACGCTACGGACTGCGGTTTTACCATTTGGACAGCCACGGACGGCATAAATGCAGAACTGGGCGAAAACGTGCGTTTCTTTAAGATTGTACAGCAGTATGACGGTACGGAAAGCGAGGGTATCGCGATATACTGGAAGTCCGTACAAGGTATCAAAGCAGGTACCGGTAGTAACTGGAGTGCCAGATTTTCAAATCAGGGACATGGAGAAAGTAATATACCGGGGACACTTGACAGTATCGGCCCGGCATTGTTCAAAAGTAGCCCCGTATGGCTGCCGCCCGTAGATAATAACGGTAACTTATGCCTGCGCATAGCAATAGATTTGCTGTTAGACCCCCGGTTTAACCCGTTTGAAAGTGCGGCAAATCTGATGAAGTATGTAGAGCAAAAAGACTGGTACGACCAGTTTAACACCTACGGAAATTTTATATACGTTCCGGTTACTGTCAAATTCCAGCCGGACGGCGGCGACACTGTGTATGTGTGGACTAACCAAAGCATAGTAAAGCAGGCGGTAAACAGCCCGGTTACAACGCTTAACGGAACTTACGGCCGTTGGACGGCTTACAGTGGTGACGACAGCCCGAACGCGTGGGGGTATTTATGTTATTACGATGCTAAGGAACACGTAGATACAAGCGGCGTACTGGGCTGGAAGAAAAACCGCCCTGCAATCAATCCGCACGGAAAGGCTACAATTTCTATTTTGACAAATGCCGAAGACGGGCAGTATATACCATATCCCGACTACGGGGGTGTGGGCGGCAAACTATGGATTGAAGTACGCCGCGCAGGTTGGTATATCGCTAATGAAAACTCAGACTTTACAGCCGGGCAGAACGGTATTAAGTCCTTATGGGGCAAAGTCAGTTGGATTTTAATGAAACTGCCGGAGGTTGAAATAATGAACAGTACACAGTTCGATAAAACCATAGATACCGACGACGTAGAGTATAGCGCCCAACTGAATAGCGCAGCCAAAGAACCGATAGAGTTAGACACCATTTGCGGTACCAGTTCCGGGGGCGTACCGACAGCGCGCGGCGCGTATTTCAATGCCGCAACGGGCAGACAGATTACAGAACTAACCCGTGCCGGGCGCACTACGCAGGTTGAAGATTTGCTGATAGGAACGCTTTACAGCCAGTTTGCGCAGCGGCGTACCACCCTAAGCGGCGAAGCGCAGCTGATATATGACCCTATCGCCGTATATACGGAGGCTAACCAAGACGGCAAGCTGTTTATGGCAACCGAGGACGTACAAGACGTTAGAATGGATTGCAGCGACGCTGTATATGTGGAAATAAGACCGGACGAATACAAACGAAATAATGAGTAATGCGATATGGCAGTATATGAATTAAAGACCTATAAGCGTGGCGCGCGTCCGCGTAGTGAACGTTTGCGCGAGCTGGGCGGCGAAAGTACGGGCAATAGCGGTAGCACCGTAGTAACCGTAACTGGCAGTGGTGGCAGTGTGCCGGGAGCGAATGACCATTACCACGCCAACAAATCCGCTTTAGACCAAATCACAACGGATAACGACGGCTACCAGTATCTGACCCGATTGAAAGAAGTAACAGACGACGAGGGTAACGACATATACGAGCAGGTAACGGAAAAGGTAAAAGCCGGATTTGCGGATATAGCCAAAGACCTAACGGAAGATAGCCCGGTTAGGCAGCAGTTTTTATCGAGGTTGGCCGACGATGTAGCCAAAGGAAACCTGACCTTTGAAAAAATGCTTACGGTGTTGGGGTTGGCCGTTTTCAAAGACGGCGCGCATTATGGCGAGTTTGTAAAATCACTGTACGCAGGAACAGGCGCAGGCATTGATGAACTGGGTAACGCTGAATTTGAAAGCGTCCGGGTACGTAGTTACTTCGAGTGTCTGGAACTTATCATTAACCGGCTTTCCGCTATCGAGGGCGACCAGATACTGACCGAGGGCGACACCATAGAGAGCGTGGACGATTTGGGCGATAACTGCTACGGTCTGCACCTTAGAAGCAAGTGGGACGGGTATTTTACGGCGCAGTACCCTAACAACGTGCTGAAAGGCATAGTAAACACGTTGGCGGCAGGCAGCGGCGTATATTATACCAGTTGGCTAAGGGTGAACAGCGTAAACACCGCAAACAACTATATCGAGGTAGCATTATATCCCGACGAGGAAACGCCGGCCGGCAAGAATTACCCGCCCTGCGAAATGATGAAGATAGCGCGGTGGGGAAACCAAACGGACAAAAAACGCCAAAGCTGTATCTACCTATCGAGTACCGAGGGGCGGATAGTCCGGCTAACGGGTGTAACAAAACCTATCATAGACGCGAGCAATTACGGCGCAACCTTTGGCACACTGCCGGAGTTTTTGCAGGAAATGGATTTGCCGACTATCGAGGGGCAGGACTATGTATATGCGCGCGGCCTTATTGTGCAGGATATTATACGCATAGACTATCAAGGCAAACCCGTTAGTGAGGTTGTGGACAGGGGCGCGTGGAGTGCTGACGCTGATTATTACTGCGAGGCTGTAAACCCTGCTACCGGCAGATATGAGATTTCGGACGTGTGGTATAACGGCTGCAAATACCGATGCGCCAAAACCGGAACAACCACCGCCCCGGCATGGAATAATACCGACTGGGCCATGGTGGAGGGCAATCCCGAATTTACCGTAGATTTCGCAGATACCGATTATATTTTTGACCCCGACCGCTTTAACCTCACGCTTTCCATTATCGCCAAGCTTTACAACATGGATATAACGGCGGATATACTGGACGCTGATGTACAATGGACGCGATACAGCGAAGATGCTGACGGCGTGGAGCGTGTAGCATCCGATAATGCGTGGGCGTTGAAGCGCGCCGGGGCCGGCAAGTCCATAGACCTAACGGTAGAGGATTGCGATTTTAACGGATATGTGCCAAAGGTACTAAAATTCATAGCCACGGTAACGCTGCGTGACGGTATGGGTAACGAGGCTGGTACCAATACCGCGATATTCGAGTATTAATAGAAAGGCATTGCAAAAATGAAAACAAAAAGATTTGATTTTAACTTTAAGCCGTTGCAGTTGCAAATATCATTTGCGGTAGACGGCAGTGTACCGGGGCAACAGAACTATAACGCCGATACGCAGGAATATACGCCCGATTACACGCTAACACCGTTTATCCTACAGCCCGTTATTTCCATACTGGATAAGGACGAGGTATTAGCCGCCGGACGCATTAACCACGCGCTGACTAATGTACGCTGGTACGAGGTGGTAAACGGCACTAAGACGCTGATAGCGTCCGATAACACCGATTACGAAATAACCAGCAGCGGCGGCAATGCCGGACGTATCAAAGTAAAGAAAAACGCAGAGCCGAAAGTACCTATTACACTGGTATTCTATGCCGAATATATAGATAACCGTAACGGGCAGGTTATGGTAGTACAAGGCAGCTATTTAATTAACTGTAGCAGCGCGTCCGATATTATACGCGTAGAATTGGACGCGGCAGACCAAACGGTATTCAATCCGCTTTCGGACGCGCAGACGCAGACCGTAACGGCCAAAGTCTGGTTAGGCGATAAGGTTTGCGCCGCAGGCAAATACGCGTTGGTTTGGGAAGTGCTGGGCGATGATAATGTTTGGTACACGGCCGGAACCGACAGCGTAATGGACTACGATATTACCGTTAATGGCAATTCCGTTACGATTAACCGCTGGCTGATGGGGGCTGAAATGCACCTCAGATGCAGGGTCAAGTACAGCGCGACGGGAAACCCCGGTAGTGTGGCCCTTACAGAAGCAAGTCCGAAAGCCGAGGCGGTATTTGTCCGGCGAATACCCGAATATGAATTTGATATTACCGGCGTTCCTTACAACATACCGGCAGGAATTTTAAGCGTAGCACCTACGGCGGTAATCCGCACGACAAAAGGTGATATAACCGACCCGGAAAAAGAACTGCTGCCACTGTGGTATATGGCGACCAACAAAGCCAGCGGCAGTTTAAGCTACTCGCTGATTGCGCACGGTATAAGCCCTACGATACCCACCGCTAAAATGGATAACAACTACGGTGCGGTTATGGGGCTGGACGTGGTAGACAGGGGCTACGCAGGCGCATTTACGGACACAGCGGACAGCGCGGTTTTCTGCGACGCAGACGGCGCAGTTTTGATTATTCACTAATAGCAGTAAAAGATATGGCACGTTACATTAAAGTAAATCCCAAAGTAGCGCAGTACCTACATTTGGAGAATGACAGGAACCAAGTTAAAGACGGAAATTATTTGCTTTGGCAGGCCGATATGCTGGCTTTCGGGCGATTGACCGAACTACCGCAGATATTGGAGCAAATCGGCGGTATCGCGCTGGCAGCGAACGAGGCACGCCAAGAGCAGGACGGTACGGTAGTTAGGGAACTGCCGACCGCAACCGACAGCCGCTTTATCGTAGAGAAAGACGAACCCGTAAGCGAGGAAACCACGGAGCAGCCGGACACTGACGAAACGGTTACAGAGAACACCGGGGAAACCGGAACAGAGCAGCCGACCGATGAGGGACAAGCCGAAGAAACCGAGGCAGAGCCGGACGATACCGGAACGGAGGAAACGGCAGAGAGCGAAACCGAAACAACTAACGAAACCGATATGTAATTATGAGCGTAGCAAGTACCAGCAGGACTATTAAGTTTATCAGCAAAGCCGGAACCTATACGGCTGTTATCATGTCCCCAAGTGGCGACCTATACCAAGAATACGAGGGCACAGCCAACGACGTAACGGCGGTGTACCCTGATTTCACAACGACAAAGCCGATTTTGTATTTTGTCTGCACCAGCAGCCGAGTAGCTGAAGGAGTGGCCGACCCCGACGCGATGGAATACTATTTCAACGGCGAAAAGATTACATTTAGCGGCGGTGTATCCACGGGAACATTTGCCGGGTATTTCAAGACGGTAGCACCGAGCGGCGACCAGTTATATTATGGCCTGCAAATCCTTAAAAATATCGCGGAACTGGCAGGCTACGCACCGGCTGTTATCAAGATGGCAGCCACTATAAGTTACGGCACACAGAGCGACACGATACAAGCAACGTACACCATACCGATACAGCAGGCTACCGGCAGCAGCTACCGCGTTACTATCGCGGCAGGCGATACAAAGAATTTCGTTATAACCGCAAAGGGCGGCAGCTGCATATTAAAGGCCATGACGTACCAGTCCGGCAACGCCTTAACCAAGGATTTGACCTATGTATGGGAGAAGATGGGCGCAACCGGATGGGAAACGCTTTCCGGCAAGACTGCGCAGACGCTTACCGTATATGCTGACGACATCAACACATACGGGGAGTATCGCGTACACGTATCGCGTGCAGGCTCAGAGATTGGCACGGACATACAGAGCGTTATGGACGCGTCCGACCCTTACGACATAGACCCACACCCAAGCCCGGAGGACGAAGCGATAACCGAGGACACAACGGGTAACGGCGAAGTGACCTACACACCCGTGGTGGTTAAGCGCGGAACGTCCACAAAGGCGTTAGACACGCAGTTTTATTTCGTGCTGAAAGACGCGGCAGGCGTGTATCTGAACAGCGACAGAACCACACCGAAAGCGAGCCAGACCGTAACACGCGCGCACTGCGTACAAGCAGGAGGCGACGTATCAGTAACCATAACCAGCGTATCGTAATATGGGTAAAGTATCGAGGACGCAAGTAGTCAAGTTTATCCGCAAGGGCGATACCGGGGATAAGGGAGAGCGAGGCCCGGCCCTGCGTGGGCCGCAGGCGTGGAGCGACTGCGCTACGGGCTACGCTTTCCAAGCCGGTAACACCGGCGAAGAGTGGAAAGACGTTGTACTGTATAATGGCAACTACTACAGCTGCAAAAAGTCGCACACCAAGACGGCGAGCAATTACCCCGGCAGTACTACCGCAAACGCTAACGGATATTGGCAGTTAGGCGACGCTATAGAGTTGGTGGCGACAAAGATACTGTTAGCCACTTATGCGCTGGTGGAAAATTTGGGCGTGGAAACTATCGACATGCGCGACGCGTCCGGTAATATCCTATTCCAGGCAAAGGACGGTAATGTTACCTGCAAGACCGGTACGTTTGACGGCATAAAAGTGTCTAACGCAACTATCGAAAGCGGAAAAATAGCCGGATTTAAGATTTCCGGCAATGGGCTGACAAACGACCCGTTTACGAATGATGCCTATTTGATTTTCCGCAACGACACGCACGCCGCGTTTGCCGGGATAGGCGGTAACGTACTGCCTGCTACCAGTGGAGCGCGAGCCGTCGCAAGGTTTGAAAACCACGATGCGGATGACTGGTGGGGCTTGGGTACTAACTACGGTATGCTGCTATCTGCACGTGGCGCAAGTAAAAATATAGCCCTGCAAATGGACGGTGGCGCAGTCCGTGGCTTTGCCATGCACAATACCGTTATAAGCACTTCCGAGACAGCAAAGACACTATCGCGTTACGATTATAACGTAATAGCCATCAACACGTCTGAATGTATTATTACACTCCCTACCATGCAGCTGTACGATGACGGGCACGTAATACGTATTAAGCGGCTGGGGAGCGGTGCTTTGAAAATTAGGTTAGGGTATTGCTACACCCCTAACGGCACATCCTACAGATATACCAGACCGTGTTTGGTATATAACCGAGACGACACTTTGACCGGAACCGATACACTGGAGTTTTCGAGCGTATGCGATGCCTTTGAATTGGTTTGGGTCAGGGACATTACCCGTACCGTAAGCGGGGCAACCTATTACGGCATGTGGGTGCAATATAAACTTCCGAGAGATTGGTAAACCGTTTAACGAACATTATAAGATTATGGCAACAAAGAAAACAAAGACATTAGGAGCGGTTACGACAGTAACCAGCATGAACACGTCACAGTACATACCGCTAACGGACGGTAGCGGTAACGTAACCAAAATTTCGCTGGCAAACCTCAAAGCGTCCTTGCTGGCAGGTATCAATCTTAACAGCATTAACGACGGTGTATTTATCATGTTCCACCGTAATAGTGACAATTATCCGTTAATGGTTAAGCCAGACAAATGGGCGAGCTATCAGAACAGCGGCGAAATTGCCGAAGGCGTTGTAGTAGTTGAGGGCGGCAAAATCTTAGTTGTAGCACCTACCGAAGCGTCGCTGTACTGGAGCAGCGCAGCCGTAAGCGGCGGAGGCAAGACCACTACCGACCGACTGACAGCGTTAGACGACTGGACGGGCAAGGCAAGCACCGCAGCGCAGATTACGCACTCCGAATGTAGCGGCGCAAGTTACGCACCGGGATTTTGTGCGGCATACAGCCGGGTGAATGCAAACGGGCAGGGACTGACCGCCGGGCGTTGGTGGCTGCCGTCACTGGGCGAGCTGATGATGATTTACGCCAATATGCGTAAAATCAATTATGCGTTATCGCTTATAGAGGGGGCTACGCAGTTAGCCGAAACGTGGTACTGGAGTTCCACCGAGTACAGCGCGGCCTACGCGTGGTATTTGGACCTCGGCAGCGGCGGCGCGCGCACCAACGCTAAGGCGGCTGGCCAGGGCAGGGTTAGGGCCGTTTCAGCATTTTTACGTTAGTGGTTAATAGTTAAACTTTATCCTTTAAGGTACGGCGCAAGCCGTACCAAACTAAAGATATTTCCATTTCACCGGCAAACGCATAAAGTAATGAACAAATCAAAATTGGTATCAAATACACAAATCTATTTAGACAGCCGCAAACTGCTGGATTTGATATTGGATATTACGCCGAACTTTCCACGCGCGTACAAATTCAGTATCGGCAACAAAATGCACGAAATAAGTATAAACCTTATATCCCACATTTCGGCGGCTTATATGAATAGGGAACGCGCTACACGCATACAGCATTTGATAAATTTCCAGTCTGATTTTGAAGTGCTGAAAACTTTGCTGCGCATAGCCGGGGAAAGGAAATGGATATTAGGAAAAAGCAGGCACGCAGATATTATCGAACTATTGGACGCGATAGGCAAACAATCTACTGCGTGGAAGAACTCGCTATTAAAGTTAGACAGCAAAGGAGATAGCGAGTAAATGCCGGATTTGGACGGTTACGACTAACCAAGCGTGCAAGTTATCTGTAAAAATGGGCCGCACACTATCATTTATAGTTAAGACCGCAAAGGTAAGGGCGGCACGGAGTTGCGAGTACAGCGCGACCAACGCGTGGAATTTGAACCTCAACAACGGCAACGCGACCAACGCGTGGAATTTGAACCTCAACAACGGCAACGCGAACAACAACACTAAGGCGACTAACCAGAACAGGGTTAGGGCCGTTTCAGCACCTTTACAGATTGCCAGTACACTAAAAAGATTAAAAGGATATGATTACTACGGACGGATTGTTAGAGGCGTATTTTGACTGCCGTAAAAGGAAGCGGAGAACAGCCAGCGCGATAATGTACGAAATAGACTACGGTAGCAAGTTAATAGCACTGCGCGACCGTATAAATAACCGTATCTATACGCCCGGTAAGTCTATCTGCTTTGTCGTTACGCGTCCGAGGTATCGGGAAGTATTTGCGGCTGCTTTTGAGGATAGAATAGTACACCATTGGATAGCCTTACGTTTAGAACCGCTATTTGAGCGGATATTCAGCCCACGTACATTTAACTGCCGAAAGGGAAAAGGACAGCTGTACGGCGTGGAAATGTTGCGTAACGACGTAATAGCGTGCAGCCACAATTATACGCGCGACTGCTATATAATGAAATTGGATTTGCAGGGCTTTTTTATGTCTATCAGAAAGGCTATGTTATCCGATATGGTGGACGCTTTTATACTGGAGCATTACAAGGGCGACGATATAGAGGATTTGCGCTACCTATGCAAAACGGTTGTGCTGCATAGCCCCGAATACCATTGCGAGCGACACAGCCCGTTACACTACTGGAGCCACTTGCCGCCGAATAAATCATTATTCACAAACGGCGAAGGATTGGGCGTTGCTATCGGAAACTTGTTTGCCCAATTATTCGCTAATTTCCTGCTGAACGTATTGGACTGGTATTTGCTCAATGAGTTGGGATTTACCTACGTCGGTAGATACGTGGACGATTTTTATATTATCGGCCCGGACAAAGCAAAGTTACTGGAGGCTGTGCCGAAAATCCGTGAACTGCTGGCAGGTTATGGCTTATCGCTAAGTCCTACAAAATTCTATATCCAACACTACACAAAGGGCGTGGCGTTTACCGGAAGCGTGGTAAAGAAAGACCGCGTTTATACCTGCAACCGGACTATAAAAAATTTTGTTATGGCTGTGCGCCGCTTGAGCAAAGCGGAAACAATGCCGGAAGTGGAACACGCCGTCAGTAGCATAAATAGTTATTTGGGCTGCTTGCGTCACACTAACGGATATAACAAAAGGCGTAAAATCCTTAGTATGATAGAGCCGCACGTTTTTAAGTGGATTTATATAAAAGGCAGTTTTGAGATAGTAGCCATTAAAAAGAAGTACGGACAAAGAGCAAGAACACTACAACGTATCAGAGATGGAACATACTAATAAACCAAAGCCGGAAAACGTGCTGCACCTTTCCGGGTTGGACGTAAATTTAGTGCAGGCACTATCCAAACACTGGATAGTAACTGTAGAGCAGCGAGATAATGAGGTTTTATTAGAATTATACCCGTATGTAGATGAACGAGATTTTAACGACCATACTGACGATAGTAACAACTTTAGGCGGTTGGGAAACGGTCAAATACATTATACACCGGAAAGCAAACGCCCGTAAAATAGAGGCTGAGGCCGACAGCTCCGAGTTTGGCGTACTGCGTGACACTATGATTTTCTTGGAACAACAACTAAAAGAGAAAGAGGAACGGTTTGCCGAGCAAACCACCGTAGTACGCAAGCTGAATGCCGAAAATTTGGAGCTGACACGCGAAAATGCAATACTGAAAGCCGAAAACGGATTGAAACTTTGTCAGCGCAGGAACTGCGGAGACCGGGAACCGCAAAGCGGATATTAAAGATTTGGGATTATGCGAAAGATTACAAAGATTATAATACATTGTAGCGCGACCCCGGAGGGACGCGACTACACAGTAGCGGATATAGACCGCTGGCACAAGCAAAGGGGCTGGAAAGGTATAGGCTATCACTATGTGATTTACCGCGACGGGAGCGTACACGCCGGGCGCGATGTTGAACAGATTGGCGCGCATTGCACCGGACAGAATGCTAACAGTATCGGTATTTGCTATATCGGCGGAATGACAGCCGACAACAAGAAACCAAAGGACACGCGCACACCGGCGCAAAAAGCCGCACTGCGCGACTTGGTGGAACGGCTGATAGCTAAATACCCGGCAGCAACAGTACACGGGCATAGGGAGTTTGCAAACAAAGCGTGTCCGAGTTTTGACGTTAAGACAGATTTGTAGCTATGAAACACTTTGTATTTATCATATCGTTGCTGATGTTGGCGAGCTGCGCCAGTACCCGGCACGCCTCAACGACCCGGATAGACCGGGATAGTACCTACAACTACATGTGCCGGTTGGATAGCCTATATAGGGCTATTTGGCAGCGCGACAGCGTGTATAAACGCGACAGCATATATATACATGAAAAGGGCGACACGGTTATGAAGTATGTAGAAAAAACGCT